CAGAATTTCCATGATAACAGATTTAATATTTGTAAGATGCCACGTCAGACTGGTAAGTCTACTACTTGTGTATCATATCTTCTGCACTATGCTGTTTTTAACGATAATGTTAACATCGCCATCTTAGCAAACAAGGCGTCAACGGCAAGAGACCTTCTTGGTAGGTTACAACTTGCATACGAAAACTTGCCAAAGTGGATGCAACAGGGTATTATATCATGGAACAAAGGTAGTTTAGAACTCGAAAATGGCTCCAAGATTTCGTCTAACTCTACTTCTTCATCTGCTGTCCGAGGCGGATCCTATAATGTCATCTTTCTTGACGAGTTCGCGTTCATCCCGAATCACATTGCTGATGACTTCTTTGCCTCTGTTTATCCTACTATTTCTTCTGGACAGAGCACAAAGGTAATTATCGTTTCTACCCCTAGGGGTATGAATCACTTTTACCGCATGTGGCATGATTCTGAGAAAGGTAAGAACGAATATGTTCCTACTGACGTACACTGGTCAGAAGTTCCTGGTAGAGATGCTGAATGGAAAGAACAGACTATTGCAAACACCTCAGAACAACAATTTAAGGTTGAGTTTGAATGCGAATTCTTAGGTTCTGTCAATACACTCATCAATCCAGCAAAACTGAGAAATTTGGTATATGAAGACCCGATACAAAGGAATGCTGGTCTCGATATTTACGAGAAGACAAAACCTGAGCACAACTATTTGATTACTGTAGATGTTGCCCGTGGGTTGGGTAATGACTATTCTGCGTTTATTGTTTTTGATATCACCCAATTTCCTTACAAGGTAGTAGCAAAGTATAGGAATAACGAAATCAAACCTATGCTATTCCCAAATGTCATTCATGATGTGGCAAAGGGATATAATAACGCTTGGTTGCTTATTGAAGTTAATGATATTGGTGAGCAAGTTGCTAATATCTTACACTATGACTTGGAATATGAAAACATGCTGATGGCTGCGATGAGAGGTCGTGCTGGTCAGGTGGTGGGACACGGTTTCTCAGGTAAGAAGTCGCAGATGGGTGTGAGGATGACCGCTGCGGTGAAGAAGTTGGGATGCTCTAACTTAAAGACTTTCTTGGAGGATGACAAGTTACTGACTCTTGACTATGATATTATATCAGAACTTACAACATTTGCCCAGAAGCATAATTCTTTCGAAGCAGAAGAAGGATGTAATGATGACTTAGCAATGTGTCTTGTTATTTTCTCTTGGTTAGTTGCACAAGACTACTTCAAGGAGATGACTAGCAATGATATTCGTAAGAGAATTTATGAAGAGCAGAGAAATCAGATTGAGCAAGACATGGCACCATTTGGATTTATTCTTGATGGATTAGATGATAATGTATTTACTGATAAAGACGGTGACACTTGGCACACTGACGAATATGGTGATAGGTCATATATGTGGGACTACTACTAATGGATCTGGGAGATCAAATTAATTTAGAACACATATTATTTTTTGAAAGAGAATGTAGAGTATGTGGGATAACAAAAAATTTGATCGATGATTTTTACCTTACACGAAAAGGTAGAGGAGCTTTACCATCAGCATATTCTTATGAGTGTAAAGATTGTACTAAGAAAAGAGTGGTGGAAAATAAAAAGAAAAAGTCTCCAATAAGATGGGAATATCCAGATTGGTAGATATTCACGCACAGTTTCCCCAATCAAAGTGTTCTTTTTAATAAATATTTTTAGATTAATCCTGGACTTGTAGGAGAATAAAGATGCCACTCAATTTAGCATCTCCTGGAATTGTAGTTAGAGAGGTTGACTTAACCGTAGGTAGAGTAGATGCTACTAGCGGTGGTGTTGGTGCTATTGTCGCTCCCTTTGCTAAGGGACCAGTAGAAACACCAATTTTGGTACAAAATGAATCAGACCTCTTAAAGAATTTCGGTGAGCCATATAACACTGATAAGCACTATGAGCACTGGATGGTAGCATCATCCTACCTCGCTTATGGTGGAGACTTAAGAGTAGTTAGAGCAGATGATTCCCAGTTAAATAACGCATCTGTTGGTGCTGGAAATACAATCAAGATCAAGAGTTTGGAGCATTATAACCAACTTGGTTATGATGAAACTGCTTTTGCTCAAACTATTGCAGCAAAGAACCCAGGTAGTTGGGCAAATGGTCTTAAGGTAGCACTCATCGACGCTAAGGGAGACCAAATTATTGGTGTTAATACAACCAATGCTGCAGTTGGATATGGTGTTACACAGGCAATTTCTGCAACTCTTCCCGGTGCTGGAACAACATCAGTACTTGATGGTTATCTGAAGGGTATTGTTACTCGTGTGGGCAGTGGAGAGATTGATGTAAAGGTTCTCTCACACATCTCTGCTTCTGGAACAGTAACTAACGTAGATTATCAACCTGGTGGTGTTTATGAATTTTCAACTTCTGAAACTGTAGGATTCCACACTGCAGGTGGTTTTGTCTCTGCATCTTCCACAACGGTAACATCAACAAAAGATTGGTTTAACGAGCAAACCATCGCTTTGAGTGATTCAACCATTTCTTGGAATACCCTTGCAGATAGACCAGGAACTTCCTCTTTTGCTGCTGCTAAAGGTGGTAGATTTGATGAAGTTCATGTTGTTCTTATCGATGACAAAGGAACTTTGACTGGTACCCCAGCAACTATTGTTGAGAAGCATTTATCACTCTCTAAAGCAAAGGATGCTGAGTATTCTGTGGGAAGTCCTTCTCACTGGAGAAAGTATCTCGCAGCAAACTCTACAAACCTCTTTGCTGGTTCAAGACCTTCAGACACTGTTGCTACTGGATTTGTTGGTACTGGATATTCTGCAGTATCTAGTAATGATGGAAACTGGAACCAAAATGCTTCTGGCGTTATCTTCCACGCTACTGGAGCAAACACCTTAACACTTGCTAATGGTGAAAACTACGGTGGTGCTACAGACATCACTTCTGCAGGTGCTCTCGCAGCATCAACATCAGCATTGAACACTGGTTACGACCTGTTTGAAAATACTGATAACTATGACATCGACTTCCTGTTGATGGGTTCAGCAAACTATACTAAAGAAAATGCACAAGCACTTGCTAACAAACTGATTGCAGTTGCAGAAGCAAGACAAGATGCACTTGCATTCATCTCACCTTACAGAAAGGCATTTATTACCGATACTTCCGCAGGGTCAGTAACAGTTGAGTCTGATGCTACCATCACAGATAACGTAACTGGGTTCTATGCACCTGTAACTTCTTCAACTTATGCAGTATTTGATAGTGGTTACAAGTACATGTATGATAGATTCTCAGATACTTTCCGTTATGTTCCACTGAACGGAGATATTGCTGGTCTTTGTGCAAGAAATGACCTTAGAAACTTCCCATGGTTCTCACCTGCAGGAACTGCAAGAGGTGCAATTCTCAATGCAGTAAAACTTGCTTATAATCCATCCAAAGTCCAAAGAGACAAACTCTATTCTAATAGAGTTAATCCTGTAATCTTCTCACCTGGAGATGGTATTGTCCTCTTCGGTGATAAGACTGGATTTGCTAAGTCATCAGCATTCGATAGAATCAACGTCCGTCGTTTGTTCATCTATCTTGAGCAAGCAATTGCAGCTGCTGCTAGAGACCAACTCTTCGAATTCAACGATGAGATTACAAGAACAAATTTTGTAAATATCATCGAACCATTCCTTCGTGATGTTCAAGCGAAGAGAGGAATCTTTGATTATGTCGTCGTTTGCGACGAAACAAACAACACCGCTGCTGTTATCGACAACAATGAATTTGTTGCTGATATCTTTATCAAACCAAACAGATCGATTAACTTCATCGGTCTCACGTTTGTTGCCACCAGAACTGGTGTTTCGTTTGACGAAGTAATTGGCAACGTTTGATTATTAATCAACCTTAGAGGTATAAAGAACAATGGCAACTAGAAATCAACTTAATCCACCCCCACTAAGAAAGATTACTGATTTTAAGAGCAAGCTAACTGGTGGTGGCGCACGCTCTAATCTGTTTGAAGTTGAACTGGCATTCCCCTCAACTGTCGGTGTTGAGGGTTTGAATGACATTCTCAATAAAGCAAGATTCCTTGTTAAAGCAGCAAATCTTCCTGCATCAAACGTAGCACCTATTGAAGTTCCTTTTAGAGGAAGAATTTTAAAGGTTGCTGGAGACAGAACCTTTGATACTTGGACAATCACCGTTATCAACGATACCGATTTCTCTATTCGTTCTGCTTTTGAAAAGTGGATGAATACAATGAACAGAGTATCTGATAACACTGGACTCACCAATCCAGCAGATTATCAAGCAGATGCTTATGTTTATCAACTCGACCGTAATGGTGACACCCTGAGAAAGTATCATTTCTATGATCTTTTCCCAACTCAGGTTGCTCCAATCGAACTGTCATATGATGCTCAGGGAATTCAAGAATTCACTGTTGAAATGCAAGTTCTCTGGTGGGAAGCAATCAGAGGTAGTGGTCCTAATTCGGGTGGCGAAAACATTAACTAAATAGTCCATAACAAGTAGATAGTTTATACGATGGCAAAACTTTTTGGTTTTTCCCTTGATGATGGTCAAAATAAATCACCTTCTGTAATATCCCCCGTTCCTCAAAATAATGAGGACGGGGTTGATAATTATATTGCTAGTGGTTTTTATGGTCAGTATGTTGATATCGAAGGTGTATATCGTACTGAACATGATTTAATCAAAAGATATAGGGAAATGGCACTTCATCCAGAGTGTGATGGTGCTATTGAAGATGTTGTTAATGAAGCAATCGTTAGCGATCTTTATGATTCTCCTGTGGAGATTGAATTATCCAATCTGAATGCTAGTGACAGATTGAAGCAAACAATCAGGAGCGAATTTAAGTATATCAAAGAAACTTTAGACTTTGATAGAAAAGCACACGAAATTTTTAGGAATTGGTATGTTGATGGTAGAGTTTACTATCTGAAAGTCATTGATGTCAAGAATCCTCAGGCAGGTATTCAGGACCTGAGATATATTGACCCAATGAAGATGAAATATATTCGCAAAGAAAAGAAAAAAGATAATAAGAGACTTCAACCTTTACCAAATGGAAGACTTCAAGACACCGAAGTTAGTTTAACAAATCCAGAAATCGAAGAGTATTTCATTTATACACCAAAAGCAAATTATCCTAATGGCACATTTGCTGGTGCTGGTGCTACTGGCAAGAGAGACTCTGTAAAAATTGCAAAGGACTCAGTTGCTTATTGTAGTTCTGGTCTTGTAGATAGAAACAAGGGAACTGTTCTTTCATATCTACATAAAGCAATCAAGGCACTCAATCAACTCAGAATGATTGAGGATTCTTTGGTTATCTATCGTTTAAGTAGAGCACCAGAAAGAAGAATTTTCTATATCGATGTCGGAAATCTTCCTAAAGTAAAAGCGGAGCAATACCTCAAAGAGGTTATGTCTCGCTACAGAAATAAACTTGCTTACGATGCAAATACGGGTGAAGTCCGTGATGACCGTAAGTTCATGTCCATGATGGAAGATTTCTGGCTTCCAAGAAGAGAAGGTGGTCGTGGTACTGAAATCACTACACTCCCTGGTGGTCAAAATCTTGGCGAACTTTCCGACATTGAGTATTTCCAAAAGAAACTGTATAGAGCACTCGGAGTTCCAGAATCAAGAATTGCTGCTGATGGTGGTTTCAATCTTGGTCGTTCTTCTGAGATTCTGAGAGACGAACTCAAATTTGCTAAGTTTGTTGGTCGTCTGAGAAAGCGTTTCGCTGCGATGTTCAATGATATTCTGAGAACACAACTGATTCTCAAAAATATCGTAACTCCCGAAGATTGGGAGATTATGGCAGATCATATTCAGTATGACTTCCTCTATGATAATCAGTTTGCAGAATTAAAAGAGTCCGAATTGCTGCAAAGCAGACTTGGCAATCTTGCAACTATCGAACCTTACATTGGTAAGTATTATTCTACCGAATATGTAAGAAAGAAAGTCTTACGTCAAACTGACTCTGAGATTATTGAGATTGATGAGCAGATTGAAGATGAAATTAATAAAGGTATTATCCCAGCTCCTGGAAGTGTAGATCCAATTACGGGAGAACCTTTACCTGGTGGAGATATGGGAATGGACCCAATGGCAATGGGCGCTGATGGAATGGGAATGGGTCAAATTCCTATGGAACCAGATATGGGAGCAGATGCTGCAGTTGCTGATGCACAGATGCAAAAGGACACCAAAAAGGCGGAGATATAAATATACAATATAATACTTAAATTTTTATGGACAACGTTATCGATTTGATCGCAACAGGTGCAAAACCATCTGATGTGACTGATGCTATTAAGGGTGTTTTATACGCAAAAGCTGCTGAAAGAATTGATGCTGCAAGACCTATTGTAGCGTCAAATTTATTTGACGGTGAAGAATATTCAAATCAGTATGATGATGAAGAAGGTGAAACTGAGATTGAGCAAGAACCACAAGAGGACCAAGAATAATGGCTAGAACTTTACTTTTAGCAGATGAAATTTCTGTACCAGGTACAACTGGTACAGCAACTAGTTTTACACAGGCAACTGTCGTTCGACTTGTAAACAATAATACTTCTGCTGCTGTTGTGACAGTCGTAGAAACTCAAAGTGGAACTGGTATTGGTTCATTCACCATGCCAGGAAACACCGTTGAGTATCTTGAAAAAACTGCTTCTCATTGTGTATTTGCAGTAGGCGGTACCGTTCTGGGTGCAAAAGTAGGATTCACTGGATAAAAAAATGAAACTAATCACAGAAGAAATCAACAAGGTAGAGTTTATTACCGAAGGTAAGGGTGCTGATAAGAAGTGCTATATTCAAGGCATTTTCTTACAAGCAGAGCAAGTGAATCGTAACGGTAGAATGTATCCCATGTCAATCATGGAGAAAGAGGTCAACCGTTACAATGAGAGTTTTGTTTTGAAAGGACGTGCTCTCGGTGAACTTGGTCACCCTGATGGTCCCACCGTAAATCTTGACAGAGTTTCTCACAAGATTTGTGACCTACATAGAGAAGGAAACAACTTCGTAGGTAAGGCACAGTTGCTTTCTACTCCTATGGGTAAGATTGCTTCTTCTCTGATTAGTGAAGGAGTTACACTCGGTGTTTCCTCTCGTGGTGTTGGTTCACTCAAGATGACCAATGAAGGTCATAAAATTGTCGGTGAAGATTTCATGTTAGCAACTGCTGCTGATATCGTCGCTGATCCTTCTGCTCCCGATGCTTTTGTTTCAGGAATCATGGAAGGAAAAGAGTGGGTTTGGGAAGGAGGAATTCTTCGTGAACAACTCGCAGAAAGAACCCAGAAGAGAATTAACACTCTCGTTGACCAAAGAAAACTTGAGGAGCATAAACTCCAATTATGGAATGATTTCCTCTCAAATCTTTAATTTATAAATAAATATAGATTAATACAAAAATATCTAATCAAAAATGTCCGTTGGTAGCAATTTACAAGAAATGGAAAACGTAGTAACCAAAGGGGCTGCTCCTGCCGAACCAATGCAATCAGCAGGTATTCCTGTTGAAGATCTCGGCGGTCCTACTCCCGAAAACTATCGTCCCGATGACGATTCTGCAAAACTCAGAGATCCTGCAGCAACTCTTAAGCAAGTTAGAGATGTAGTCAATGCTAAGGCAGCACCTGCTGAAGCAGTTTCTGACGAAATCGAAGACGGTCAAGAGATTGTTAACGAGGAAGAAGTAACTGAGGAAGAGACGACTGAAGTAGTTGCTGAAGAAGAAGTAACTGAAGAAGAAGTCGTTACCGAAGAAGAAGCACCAAAAGTTGAGTATAACGTCGAAGAAGATGTTAATGCTCTTCTCCAAGGTGAGGAACTTTCCGAGGAATTCCAAGAGAAAGCACGCACCATTTTCGAATCTGCTATCAACGCAAAAGTCGGTGAAATCACCGAGCAACTGCAAGCAACCTATGAAGAAGCACTCGTAGAAGAAGTTGCAGCAATTAAAGAAGGTCTGACCGAAAGACTCGACGCATACCTGGAGTATGTTGCTGATGAGTGGGTCCAAGAGAACGCTCTCCAAATCGAGCATGGTCTTAAGACCGAAATGACCGAATCATTCCTCCAAGGAATGAGAGGACTTTTTGAAGAACATTATGTAACCATCCCTGAAGATAGATATGATGTAATCGAGAGCATGGTAGATAAACTTGATGAAATGGAAGGTAAACTCAACGAGCAAATCGAAAGAAACGTTGCTCTTAATAAGAGATTAGCCGAGTCAACTGCTGATGTAATCTTCGCTGAAGTTACTGAAGGTCTTGCTCTTTCGCAGAAAGACAAGCTCGCTACTCTTGCAGAAAATGTTGAGTTTGACAGTGAGACAGACTATCGTGAGAAGCTTGTAACACTGAGAAATTCTTATTTCCCAGCTAACGGCACTCAAAGAGACCACTCAGAGACTATCTCTGAATCCACCGAGGTTGCTGCTCAGACGACAGCATCCCCATTAATGGAATCCTACATGGATACTCTGAGAAGAGTTTCTAAGAAGTGATTTCTAGATTATAACAGTTCAAACTAACTTTTTTAAAGAGGTAAAATCAAATGCAAATGCCATTTAGTGAGCATCTGCAGGAGAAGTGGGCACCCCTTCTGGACTACGAAGGTATGGATCCTATCAAGGATGCACACCGTAGAGCCGTAACCGCTCAACTCCTGGAGAACCAAGAAATTACTCTCCGTGAAGAGAGAGAATTCCTTAACGAAGCACCAACCAACTCCGTTTCGAACGCTGGAGTTGCTAACTTCGACCCCGTTCTGATCTCCTTGATCAGACGCGCAATGCCTAACCTGGTTGCTTATGACCTGGCTGGCGTTCAACCAATGAACGGTCCTACTGGACTCATCTTCGCAATGCGCTCACGCTACACCAGCATGGGTGGTGCAGAAGCTCTGTTCAACGAGCCAAATTCCGCATTCTCTGCTAGTGGTATCAGCACTTCAGATCCTTATGTTGCTGGTTCTGACGGTGCATCTGCTGGTTTCGGTACCGACCTTCAGCGTGGTGAGAACCCTGGTGTTCTTGCAATCAACGGCGCTGCTGCTACCTACAGCGTAGGTCAGGGTATGGACACTGCGTTCTCTGAAGAACTCGGTGGAGACCAGTCTTTCAACGAAATGGCATTCTCAATCGAGAAGGTCACTGTTACTGCAAAGTCACGCGCTCTGAAAGCCGAGTATTCACTCGAACTGGCACAAGACCTGAAGGCAATTCACGGTCTGAATGCTGAAGCTGAGCTTGCTAACATCCTCAGCACTGAGATCCTCGCTGAAATCAACCGCGAAGTTATCAGAACCATCTATAAGGCTGCACGTCCTGGTGCTCAAACCAACGTTGCAACTCCTGGCGTATTTGACCTCGACGTTGATTCCAACGGTCGTTGGAGCGTTGAGAAGTTCAAGGGTCTTATCTTCCAAATCGAGCGCGATGCTAACGCAATCGCACAAGAGACTCGTAGAGGGAAGGGCAACATGATTCTGTGTTCCGCAGACGTTGCTTCCGCACTGACCATGGCTGGTGTTCTCGACTACACCCCTGCTCTGGACGCTAACCTGAACGTTGACGCAACTGGCAACACCTTCGCTGGTGTTCTTGCTGGTAAGTTCCGCGTCTACATCGACCCATATGCTACCAACCTCGCTTCCGATGGTTCGCAGTACTATGTCGTCGGTTATAAGGGTGCTTCTCCTTATGACGCAGGTCTCTTCTACTGCCCATACGTTCCTCTCCAGATGGTTCGCGCCGTCGGTCAGGACACCTTCCAACCAAAAATCGGGTTCAAGACTCGTTATGGTATGGTTGCTAACCCATATGCATCTGCTGCTGGCGGTGCTGACAGTGGTAAGATTCTTGGTGGCGACAACCGCTACTACAGAAGAGCAAGAGTCCTCAACCTCATGTGATTCTCGATTCACATATCTATCAAGAGACCCTTCGGGGTCTCTTTGTTTATCTAAATACAAATAAGACTTAAGTCATAAGCGATGAAACCATCACCAAGACAAATAGAAGAAGCAAACAAGAAGTATGAAGCACTTGTTGAGCATCTTATCACTGAGGGTTATGCTGAAGATAAAGATGCTGCTGATAATATTATTAAGGGTATGAGCGAAGCATGGTTTAATCTTATCATAGACTAATGGCAGGGACAGCATTCAAAGGTCAAATTCAAAATAGAAATTTTCTGTCACCCAATGGATTTCAGTTTAGTTTATCTAAACATCCAAAGGTAGCATTTTTCTGCACGACAGCAAGAATTCCTGAAATATCCCTTCAAACTACATCTCAACCATCATATCTCAAAGACCTTGATATTCCTGGCGAAAAATTAAATTATGGTGATTTAACACTGAGATTTTTAGTTGATGAAGATATGACCAATTACATGGCAATTCATAATTGGTTGACCGGTCTAGGATTTCCTGAAACAACTCAGGATTACAAAGATCTGCTGTCTAATGAAGATGATGTAACACAACCAGAGGATCCAAAACGTGCTTTCAGTGATGGAAGTTTAACAATTCTCAATAGCAATTACAGAACAAATGCTATTGTAAAATTCAAAGACTTATTCCCAACATCATTGACATCTTTGGAGTTTGACACTTCAATAACTGACATACAATACTTTACAGCAGAAGCAACTTTCAAGTATACTATCTACAATATACTCGATTCTGATAACAGAACACGCTTATGAATCTTGAACAAATTCAGGAGATGTGGGAGAAAGACTCTCTTATCGATCCTGATAATTTACATGATGAATCTATAAAAATTCCTCAACTTCATGCAAAGTATCATACCGTATATAACACGATTACTTTACTCAGAGAGAAAGCAAAAGAAACTTATAGTAAGGTAAGACTTGAAAGGTACAATTACTATACTGGAAAAGCGTCAGCAGAGGTTTATGAAGAAGAACCTTTCCCATATAAGATTAGGGACAAAGACGCCTTACAGAGGCATCTAGACGCTGATGAGAAGTTAAATAGAATCAACGTCAAAATCAAATACTATGATGTGATGTTGAAGTTCCTTGAAGATATCATCAAGACTATTTCTAACAGAACTTTCCAGATCAAGAATGCCATCGAATGGCATCGCTTCCAAGCAGGTTTTAACTGAGGCAATAAATACCCATAGGTGAAACTTATGGGTTATGTCTCATTTGATTATATCAAAAAAGAACGAAGTATATCTTCAGGTAAAAGCAGAACC